ACCCCACTTGCAATTTTAGCCGCCAAACCATCCAATACGCCACGCCTGTAAACGGGTTGCGATCTACCTGATATTTTAACGTGCTGGCAAAAGCTATCTGAGCGGTTTGCCCGTTATCGGTGACAAATCCAAAATCCGTATAAGCCGACGTGTTCTGCGTAAACGTTTGTCCAACCAGGATATTCCGCGCCTGGATATGCTGGTAATCTACCGTCACCTTTTTGTAAGGTGCATAATAGGCGAAATTCCCACCACTGAACCGCACAATGTCCGCTGTGTTTGCATCCTGAGAGTGCACCAACCGTAAATCTTTTGCGCTTTCAATCGTCTGCGCGCCTGTCTTGGTGATGCAAAAAACATTTAGCGCACTTGGTGAGCGCATTTCGTTTACCTGCACAACGTAAAAAGAAGTGCCCGAAAAAAACATCCGGGCACCCCACGCCATGCAAACAAATTTCAAAACATCATAACAGGAGTAATATCTATAATTTCCCTTTGTATCCACCCAGTAAAACGCATTCTCAGATACCCGCGCGCGCGATAGTGGGTTTATAGTGTTAGCATAGGTATATGAATCTTCGTGCCAATTCGCGACAATGCGAAGAAATTTGTATGTAGGGTCAAACCCGTCTATGATACCGTCAAAAGCGGTGAGTTTGTTCAAACATTGCAGGATTACCCCTGTGAATGTGTTGTACCCTATGTACGGCCCACCCAGTGGCCTGTATTCAATCCCCTTTAGGATACCCAAGCCATCGGTTGCCGTTATGTTTGCAACATAGCCTAAATCTAAGGGTACGTCTTCGATATTTACCAAATCTGCAAGGATGTAGCCACACCAATTTATGTGCAGGCCGTTAATGTCGCTATATTGCACATTAAGCACCAAATCGCCTTCTTCTACCGTCACCAGGTCGTCTATAAAATCCTGTAAATCCTGGCTATCTACGATTAAGCCCAATTTTGCCTGGCTTCCGATAATGGGCGTGAACCTCTCCTGTTCTTCTTCCCCGCTCCAGGTAATTGCAAAGCTGGTGGCATCAAAAGCAATGGCACTGCCGGAATAGTTGGCATCGTACACGTTTATCGCATATTGTGTATTCCGCTCCGAATAAAATACCCCTTGCAGTCTCAGCCCCATTACCTTACCCGGTTATTGCGCCTTTCGGCGCGGTTTACCAATATCAACAAGTCTTCGCCGGAAATCCTGGTTTCTGCAATATACCCGCCCTGTGGCTGGAACATGTTTAGAAATTCCCCCATCCGCTCGAACGGGATTACGGCTTCTTTGCCGGAGGGGTTATCGCCGATAAGTGCAAGGGTTTCTCCGGTTACCAAACCGCCCTTTGCCAGCTTTATTGTTCCAAGCAAAGCCTTTGCAAGTTGACCCGCTGCCGCCCCCGCTGCAATAGATACAGGCACTATTGCAGGACCAAGCAATTTGCCTAAAGGGCTGTCAGCACTATTTTTTATTACTGTCGCAACGTATTGCTGTATAAGTAAAGAAATAGTATCTATCAATACGCGTTTTACCGCTTGACCAAAACTTATTGCCCCGCTTGCTGCTTCTGAAAAACTTTGCCCGATTGAACTAATTGTACTTACCAAAAATTCGCCTAATCTCTGCTGTTTTTCTGTCTCTGCATTTACTTCCGCTACCTGATTTTTTAAAAACTCATATTGCGCTGCAAACACTGCCACCGCTTCACTACCTAATGCAAATTGCGTTATGGCACTGCTTAAAGCGTCTTCCGTCAACTTAAATTGCTGAGAAAGCACATCGCCTCCAAATATTGTGGCCTGTGCGTTTATGCCCTGCAATCCTTTTTCGTAAGCCAATAACGCTTCTTTCTGATTGTTAATTACAGGTGTCCCGCCCTCTAAAGATGCAAGTGCGCTTCGCACCGAATTAACCGACGAAACTGCTTTTGCTCCAATATCCCGCAATGCTTGCAAATTTGCTGTTGGTGCCGTAGTTTGAATAGTTGGAGCCGTAATGGTCCCACCGCCGCCTCCGCCGCCTCCAGCGGCTTTGTTTTGCGTATTCAACGACTTTTCCAACTCTTCGATATACTTTCGAAGTGCAGCCGTTTGCGCTTCCAGGCTATTGGTGTTGTTCTTTATGTTGTTGCCAAAAACAGTGCCTACTTCGTTTGCATAGGTAAAAGCATTTCCCAGGGAGTTAAAACTGCCAATGTTTTTAGCAGCCGTTCGGATAGATGCTCCAAGTTTTTGTATAAAAGTCGGTTCACTCGCTTCGGCAACATTCAAAAGCTGCTTTTCCAAGTCAACCAAATTTGATTCGGCTGCTTTGATTTTGGACGTGATAAGCAAGTTTTTGGCATAGTCCGAATACGCTTTTGTGGCATCTATTACCAAATCTTTTTCATCCTTTATTTGCCCAAAATATGCAGGAGAAATTTCCTTTAGCCTGTTGAGTGCTTTTATCTTTTCTTCTCGGCTGCTGTTTTCGCTTTTAATCACCCCAATAAGCCTTTCCACCTGCAACTTTTCAGCAAGTATGGATTCCTTTGCCTGCTTATCAACTTCCAAAAGTTTCTGCCTAGCTGCTAAATTTGCATCTATTGTTTTATTTGCCGTTGCAAAAGCCAGCGTTACCAATCCGATTGCAGCGACTACAAGACCGACCGGACCAGTAAGAAAAGTAAAAGCCGCTGCCAATTTTCCAATGCCAGCGACGGAAAAAGAAAGAAGTTGAATAAAGCTACCCAGGCCAATAAGCAAAGGTCCAATACCCGCAACAATAGCAGCAATTATTACGATAGTGCGTTGCGTTTCAGGGTTTAATTGTTTAAACCAATCTACCGCCCCCTGTACTGCATCAGCAAGTTTTACCATTATGCCCTCCAGGTCAACACTCGAAACGACTACCCGACCAAGCTCCGCAAAAGAAAATTTCAGTTCGTCCTGCAAGTTGTCGAAAGCGTTTCCTAGCCCACCAGTTGCAGCCTGCGTCTCTGGGAGTGCTGCAAGTGCTTCGGTTATACGGTCGGTAAATTCTTTTGCACTTATGCCCGTTTTGCGTATCAGCTCGATATTTTGCGTACCAAAAGCATTTTCGACCGCTTTCCCCAAAAGTGGCACATTCTCCTGCAAAATCCCGAAATCCTCTTGCAGGATTCGGTTTTTGCTTATCATCTGGGTGAGCTGATATTGTACGCTGTCCAAGTTTTGCGCCGTACCCCCGGTTGCTGCAATGGCAGCCCCAAAAGCCTGTAAAGTGCCCCTGGCTTCATCGGCAGAAAGCCCAACGGCCTGCAAACGGATAGAGCCCCTGACAGCTTCTTCAAATCCAAGCCCCGGAGCCTTAGCAGCTTCTTTTAGGTTCTCGAGTTCTATTGCAGCGGCTTCGCTTCCTCCCATTACCGCGCCTAAGCCTTTTTCGAGCTTTTCCATATCGGAAAAAGCCTTTAAGGCAGCGGCTCCCATTCCGGCAATAGGTACGGTCAAATTTTGAGTGAGTGCTGTTCCGGTGTTTTGCAACTGCTTGCCCATCCGGTCAAGCGTGATACTCATACGGCGAATAGACCTTTCGAAAGGCGCTGTATCGAGAACTAAACTTGCATTTAATTTATTCGCCATTCTGCAATTTTTGTACCTCTTCTAAACTTGTGCCGTATTGCGCCGCAATTTCCGAATCCCACTTATCCCAAATTGCTTTCTTTGCTTGCACGTCGGGAGTTTTCTTTTCAGGTGTTTCGGCATCCCAGGGGAGTTTCAAAATATCGGTGGGCTTTAGTTTTACCCCTTTTTTCATTTTCACCTGCAAAAGCAGTAAAGTTTGAAGCCGCGTGCGCTCCCAGTCGTTTACCTCTTGTGCCCGGATATTTGCCCGGTGGCCTTTCAGGATTGCATAAACTTCCCGGTAGGATGCGTAGTAAAATTCCTGCAAGCTCCTGCCGGCATTGCCGCAATAGTCCGAAATCAGGCTATCAAATGTAATTTCCGCTATTTCGCCCGCTTTTGCGGGCTTTTCGCGTTTCCCTTTTCCGGCTGGGGCATCTGGTCCTGAAAGACTTGCAAGACTTTGTTCATCAGCTCTGAATCTGCATCGAGCAAATCGCACGTATCCTCAAAGGTGTTCGTAAACTCTTTCGACGCTACCCTGGCTCCGTGCTTTAAACCGATATGCACCAATTTAATTGCACGGGTAAGGGTGAGGTTTTGGCCTATCGCGTCCATTTCGGCCAACGACAGCCCCTCAGAATCTAAAAATTCTGAAAGGGCTGCCATGCCAAATTTTACCGGATACGTTTTGTTGTTAGACGTTATTTCTGCGTACATGCGATGTTAATTTACGAGTTTGTGCCCTGCGTAACAGCACCATTCACGGTGAAAGTTGCAGAGAAAGAGGAGTTATCCGCAACTGGTGTGTTTAGGTTCAGCGCGGTGATGTACCCGCTACCCTGCCAGTAGGTATCGCCACTTTCCGAGGTTGCGAATTTCAGCAATAGCAGCGTCCCGTTATCGAACGCTGTGAACATCTCGGAAAACTTTTTGTTTGTCGTATCGAACGAAAACAAACCGTCCGTTGAAAGCGTTGCAGATTTCCTTCCGACCTCAGTAGTTGCCCACCCGCCACCAGGTGCATCTTTCGTGAGTGTTTCCCTCGTTTCCCGCGTTAAGTCGAGTGTACAAGAAGTTGCATGTCCAATTGCAACGCCGCCCATATAGATGCGGAGGTCAGTTCCATTTACTATACCAGTAGTTGCCATTTTTTTTTATTTAAGAGTTCGGTTAATCTTTGGTTTTTTGCTATTCACCGGAGCCCCGTAAAAGTTGTTCACTTCTACCTTTTGCGGCTCCTGCTGTTTTTCTTTTTGCGGTATCGGATCAATTCGCTGCTGATTGTCGTGTTTTCGTGCTACCTGCAATCCTATAAGGGCATTTGCGTAGTTTATTTCAGCATCTACCAAGTCCCCCGGTTTCCAGGCTTCGTGTGGTATCAGGATTTCGATTATCATTGCCATCCGGTTTTTTTGGCCATCTTTTCATGTGCTTTCTGAAATTGGCTTTCAATTACATCGAAAATATCAGGGCTGTTTATTAGGGGCTGCAAAACATACTTCCTGTACAAATACGCTTTTCCAAAAATCATCGAAGCATAAAAACCCGAACTTGTTTTAATATTTTTGCCAAATTCAGGCAATGCCCTTTTTAGCACCCGTGGACCAATTTCGTATTCCTTGTACTTGGTGTAATAGTACTTTGTAGATTTCAACAGGTTGCCCTTGTAAATCTTAATCTCCTTTTTAAATTCACCGCTCCCGGAATAAAAGATGTGAAATTTTTCGCCCCTTATCCTATCTGTCATTCCGCTTCGCGGATAAGGCAAATTCCTTGCTTTGTAAGCCACAACAGCAGCAGCGCGGCGAAGTATCAATTTTCTCCCCTCGTCGGTATTTATGTTATCTATATATTGCTGCAACTTTTCACGTACCTTTTTTTCATCGGCAAAATATACGCCCGTATCTTTTCTTACTCCAGCCGTGTACAGTTTTTTGAAATATCCCATCCCTACCGCTTTTGCCTAAGTGAGTAAGCCTGCATTACCGCAAATACGTGTTCGTCGGCATTCATTTGCCCCGATTGCTGGTCTTTAAAAATAATGCTATCTACCGAAATGCCGTTAACTGTGCCCGAATAGCGATCTAACGCTGTGCGGCACGCAGCAGCAATATCCTGCGCACTTGTGTATGTTTTGGCGTATGCCATTACGGCAAAATCTACCATATCGAGCTTTGAAACCCCGTCCTTTGTGTCGCTCGGTGCAGTGCCTTCGATTTGGTACGCCACAAAAGGAAAGGCAGTGTCCTGCGTTGCAATATCCGGGTAAATGCGGGTAGAGACCAAAGCGGAAACCCCTGCATTGGCCGACAAAATCCCGTATATGGCTTTTCCTGCACTCATATAAATGCCCCTGTACCGATTTGCTGACAGCGTAGCGTAATAAATTGCTTATCCTGGCTTACAGCCGTTCCTTCAATATCCCACGTCCTGCCATCGAAAATTACCCGTACACGTTCTGTAATTGCCCGTGCCCGGATGGTAAAATTTACTTTTGCCTGCCACGTTTGGCGGTCTGATCTTTCGGCTTCAATTCCTTCGGTTCCCAGATATTGCACTTTTGCCCAAAGGGTAGCGACAGCGGAGTAAGTTTGGATACGTTCTCCAAAGGTGTTTGTTGTTTCGGTGTACGTCTGCAACTGAATGCGCCTGTCCATCTCGCCTATCGTGTCGTACTTTGCTTTTGCCATTACCTCAGTTGTTTAGCGGAAATAGTTTATCCGGTATTTGTCAAATAGGTGCATGGCAGCGGTCGGGAGTACAAAAACGCTGTCCTGTCGGTTTGCGTAGCTTTCGGCAATGGTTTTTAGCATACCGAGTTTTATTGCAGCGGGTACGGCAGCGGCATTGGCAAATCCGGCCTGATACGTAACTTTTACCCCGGCTCCCTGTATCGTCACTTCCGGGAATGTCATGTTCTCGATACGCAGCACAAGAGGAGGTTTTTCAGACGGATGCAGCGTATAAAACGACGTATCCAGCAGGGTAGAAGTGCCTCCCGGTGGCGTGTAGTATATGTGCGTCAAGCTGATTATTGGCGTAATCGAAAGCCGTAAGCCGTAAGGGTAAAATCCGTCGTAATACTCCTCTATCGTTTGCGGCAAAAGTGCCATTTGCAGGTACTTTTCCGCGCTTTCTCTGGCAGCACTGATAAGTAGCGTAATAAGGGTATCGTCGGCTGAATCGTCAACTTTTAGCCAGGCTTTTACATCCGAAAGCGTTAGCGGTTCGGATGTGGGTCCCGTGATTACCTTATATGTGCCAGATTCGTACATAGATAAAGAGTTGGGAAGGGCCTAAACCCTTCCCGGTATCCTAAGGTGAAGATGATTACGATTTAGCGACCATCAATTTAATGGCAGCACTTTGGATAAGCTGTCCGTCAACGCGGAGCCAGCCTAAAAAGCCATCTTCCAGGTAGTCGGCGTAGCGTTCTTGCAAGCGGATAAGTTCGAAGTCTTTCACGTAACGGATCACGTATTTCGACCAGTCCCCAAATGCGGCAATCTTTTTGGATGCACCAAGTGACGGGAAAGCCTGGTTGATCACGTACGGATACCCTAAAATCCGGTCAGGCTGTCCTGGTGCAAACGAAGGCTGCCAGATTGGTTCGTCGTCGGTTGTGCCAAAGTCGAGTTTGCGGATAAGTGCCAACGTGTTATCGTTGAACATGAAAGCGACGTTGGGGCCACCGCGGTAGGCAGGGTCAACGGAATGCACCAGGTCAATGAATTCTTTTTTATCCAGTGCCGTATTGGATGCGGTCGTTTTGCCAGTGCCAGCACCGTAGGTTGCGTCCAAAATACCTTTTGGCTTACCGGAGCCGTTGCCATCGGTGAAAGCGTTGTTTAGCGCACGACCGGAGCTTTCACCAAAGAAGTTTGCAAGGTACTCAGCGACAAAATTCACATCCTCGTCTTGGATAAATTCCCAGGTCAGGTTTGCAATGTCGCTCCAAAGGTGCGCGGAAAACTGCTTTCGGGTGAAGGTAAATTTCCGGGAAGTCAATCCAGCTGCGCGAGGTTCTGCCTGCCATGCGCCCGTTTCGTTGGTGTCGTCAATGCCAGGCCAGTTCATTGTGCCTCCACGTGGTGAGCGGATAATACGGCCGGCTTGCAGCATCCCGCCAAAGGCTTTTTGGGTAACTTCGAGTTCCCGCATGAATTCCTCTGGGATAACGTACGCGCCATCGGATTGCGTAGAAGTTACGGCACGGGTAACGTCATCAGCTGCAATGCGCCTTTTGGCCTCGCCGTGCGTCATTGGGGGTTCATGAATCAGGCGCGTAAAGAATGCCCGATATGCGTCTTTCGGGTCTTGTTGCTTTGAAGCACCAGGAAGAACGGGAGCGGGGGTTTCGTCAACCCGGTTAAGTTCTGCCGAGCGGTCTGCAAAGATGCGCACGCGTTCCAGTTCGGACGTGTAGGCTTTAAAATCTTCGTCGGCCTTGTTCCACTGAGCATCTTCATCAGCGGTCATTGCCCGGTTTTCGTCTTTTGCGCGCTTGAGCAGGTCCTGCATCTGATAGTGCACCCTGGCGCGCTGTTCCAAAATCTCTTTTTCAGTTCTCATTTTAAATTCATTAAGTGGGTTAAGCGGCGCAAATAATCTTCGCGCCAGGATTCTTTATTTATCTTTTCCCTTTCGGCCTTTTTGGCTTCATGGGTTTCGGCTTGTTGCCCATTGGTATAAAATTTTGTCGCTTGCTCCAAAAGTTGCCGATAGCTGTACTTTTCTGGATTTTGCACTGGCAGGGCTGTTTCGTAGTCCTCGATTTCGATAATTAGCCCCATTTCCAACGCGTCTTTTGCGGTCATCCAGTGATCGGCATAATCGTCGTAAAATTTGCCTCTGATTTCGTCTTCGCTCATGCCTGTTGCAGCGGCGAAGGTCGAAATTGCGCTTTGGTCAAATTTATCCAGCATATCGGCAGCAGCCCGCATATCCTTTGCGGTTCCAAAGGCAAAGCCTCCGGTGGCGTGAATCATTAGTTTGCTGTTTATGCTTGCATGGCGATTTTTTGCAGCAGCCCAAATGTCAAAGGCCATCGAGGCGGCAATACCGTCAACGTAAGTATGTATTTCGGCTTTGCTATTGCGTATTGCTGTGATTATCGGGTCTCCGTGCATCACCGAGCCACCAGGGGAATTTATTCGGATGTTGATACGTGTGGTTTGCTTTTCCAGTTCCCGAATTGCTTTTACCACGGCTTTATCCGTTATGTCTTCCTCAGGGTCTTCTCCATAAAACTGGTCGGCCTTTTGGCCTATATACCCATAAAGGTAGAGTTCGCCCGTGTTGCCTTCTTTGTCGTAGTATGCCCGAAAGTATTTATCCTGGATTTGCATTGGTATCGGTTTGCGAGTTGCCAAATAAAGAAAGCTGATCGCCTGGATTTGCCGGGTTGACCATGTTTAGCGGAATATAATAGTCCTGCCCGGTTCCATCCGCTATCGGGTTGAGACCTTCCTCCGCTCTTGCTTCGTCCCGGTTGATAATACCCCACTTCATCAGGGCATCTATCCGCTTTGCCCTGGCTTCGCTGTCGGCACGTAGCAAGGATGCAAGGTCTATCCTTATTTCGTAATTGTCCTGCTCTGCGTTGCTCAACAGTTTGCGGGAAAATTCGGCCTGGATGTTTTGGCATAACGGATAAAGCGTATAGGTGCGGAAGGATATGCCGAGTTCTTCGATGTTGTTAAACGTTGCGCGTTCCAAATCTTCCAGCAGGTATTGCGGTACGCCCGTTATGCGGCTAACGTCGGTAACGGTGAAACGCTTTGCGCTTTCTATGCCTGCCTCGATAGGTGATAAGCCTATTTTGGTGTACGTTGCGCCTTGCTCGAGAATTGCCGTACTTCCTGCATTTGCTGTGCCGCCATAGCTTTCTTTCCAGCTTTTTTTCATGCGGGAATAACTTTCGGCATCGAGCTTTTGGGGCACTGTTACCGCTCCCGATAACATTGCGCCGTTACGGTAAAAGTTGGAGACAAAATCCATGCTGGAAATGGCCGTCCCGAACGTTTCGCGAAAAGTATCCATTATCGAAATGCCGGAAATGCCGTTCCAGGATAGGCCTGAGACGTGCAGCATATTTTCAGCGGGGATACGAATTTCCCTTTTGTCGTCTATTTTGTAGCGGTACGTGACGTTTCCGGCATCCGTTTCGTTTATTTTGATTCTGCCGGGTTCTGGATCAAGAATGCGGATAGATGCAGGGCGACCGTCGCCACGTCGGAGGATTTGGCCGTAAAAGTTGTTGTACATCACCAGATGTAGCACCAGGGTTTGCATAAAATCAAACTTGGTGCATAGCTGAGAAGGCGATTTTGCGATCAATCGGGAAATTGGATGGTTGCGGAGCTTAAAGGCACTGTCGTCCGTGACTTCGTAAACATCTATGGGAAGAGATGCGATAACGCCGGAAAGGATTTGGACAGCACGCCAAAAGGCTGTAATGCCTAAAATACTTTCTTTGTCTATGCTTGCACCCGATTTTGAGCGGGAAAGGCTGCCTAATGTGGCTTCCGTAAGGGATACGGAGGGGTTTTCCAAGCTTTGTTTTACCGCATTTTGTACGATTTGGGCAATGCGTTCCTGTTGCAATGTACCTGCCATTGCCCCTGCATAGCCCCGAAACCGCTCACCAAATGCCATAAATTGCACCTTTCGTGCAAAGTTCGGGGGTTATTTGTTAAGCAAAACAACAAAAAACCCTGCAAATGGGCGTGCAGGGCTCAAAAACAAAAATTCAGCATCCTAATAAAACCTATTCATCTGGATTTAGCCGGAACATGCCACCGGATTGGCAAAAACGGGTTTTGGAGGCACGGAATGACCCATAAGTGCTAAATCTATGCTTTATTCCGAGGTCTTCGCGGCGTTTTTCGATTGTTTGCCATGCGGTTTCCTGGCTAACGTTGTTTTTATGCGTAAATTCGGCAATTGCGCCAAAATATCCCTCCGGGTCGTTCAAATACCGGATTTCCAGCAATATTTCGCGGTCTGTCATCTCTTTTATCGGTTTCATAGCCCAAAAAGCTACATTCTTAAAAAGCCTTCAAACCTATCCGTATTGTAAACGCTTTGCGCCTCGCCCGCAATGCTATTCAAATACCCTGCAATGCACATGCAAAGTACGACAATTCCGTCTATTTTTTCCCTGGAATGCTGTTTATCGGGCATTTTTAAGCCCGTCGAATTATGCCGCATGGCAACGTTTCCAGCCATCCATCGAAGGATTTCCTCGTTTTGGTGGTTTAGGATTCCTTTGCTGATCGCTTTTTCCAGCCAGGAAACAGGCTCGTTGAAGTTAGTAACAGTTTGCCGGAAAGGCTCCACTGGTGCGTTTTCGTTTTGCAAGCGAAGGGCAATTGCCGAAGCCTGCCAGGGATCGTAGTACATTTTTTGCACTTTAAAGCGGTCAGCGTCGGCAATCATGCGGTCAACTACGTAGTCCTCGTCCAGCACATCACCAGGGGTTGCGACCAAGTTTCCCGCTGCAATCCAATCCAGGTAGGGCACGCGGTCGCGTTTTGAACGGATTTCGGCATTATCTTCCGGGACAAAGTAGGAGGCAAAGAAGTGAAATTTGCCGTTTTCTTCCAAGGGTGGGAAGAGATGGCCAATTACGGTAATATCGCGGGTTGCTGCCAAATCGAAAGCGGAGAAGCAATCACGGCCTGCAAAGTCGTTAATATCTGCATCGGTTTGGTTTGCCGTCCAGAGTTCGTCAGGA